AGCCTTCGTACGTTAGAAAGAGCTGTATCCCTTTCTGATTATGCAAACTTGTGTATCAAAGGCGGAGCAGCTAAAGCTGTAGCAATTGCAGATGTTTACACAAGCGTTACCGTTTACTTTGCTCCATTTGGTGACAAAGGAGTTACTAATGATGGAACAACCCCTTCAGCGGTATTTAACACTACAGTTACTAGTTTAAAAAATTATTTAAATAACAAAATTCCTGCTAATACAACTATTACTTTTCAACCCCCTTCATACGTAAACGTAATTATTGATGGAGACATAACAGTGTTGCCTCAGTACAAGCAAAGCCTCGTCTTGTCTGAGGTAACCTCTAAACTGGACACCCTATTCCAATTTGATAACGTTATGTTTGCAGATCGTATAACTATTAACGACGTCACATCCGCTATTAACTCAGTTCCTGGGGTGGCATTTGTTGAACCTACAAAAATTGTGCGTAGCGACCAAAATATTGAAAGAGTAGTTGATCAAAAAACTTTGGCATCTGGCGTAGCCACCCTTCGCACAACAGCCGCACATGGTTTAAAAATTGGTGACACGGTTAAAGTTACAGGCGTTGACAACGACTTTAACGGCGTATTTGTAGTAACAGGAATACCTACAACAACCACGTTTACTTATGTCTGTACTGGTTCAACTGTTTCAGCTACCGCTGTAATTGGTGGCGCGGTTACTAAACTTTTAGTTAACGACATTATATGCGAGCTTAATGAAATCCCACAAAAAGCAACCTCATACACTTGGGGACTTACTGTAACTGGGGGCATTACGGTCTAATGTCACGTTATGGTATTAATTATTATAATTTAGCGTATTACGGTCCTGATAACGCTTCTCAGTATATTGCGACCTCGTTTACAGCTAAACCTAGGGGTTACAAAAACATACAAATTAAATGGAACAGCCCTGCCGGAACTTGGTCAAAGCTTCGCCTTGTTCGTAACTCTTTTGGTTTTCCGGTAAACCCTTGGGACGGAGATCTTTTAACTGAGGCAGCGATTGAAACAGATCCAACAATTTATGATGACACTTATCAACTTGTAGAGGGTGCGTATTACTATTACTCTCTTTTTGTATTTGAAACTGTAACTTATACCTGGATTCGTGTTGGAGATGCTTCTGGTGTTTCTGTAAAAGACTACGGTTACATAAATAGCTTGTACGAGGGTCTTCCAACAATTGCCAGAATTAAAAGTGCCTACGACGCTTCTGGAAATTACGACAACACAGATCTGTATAACTTTGTTTCTTTATTTGCTTTTGAGCTTAGCTATGCTCACACAGTAATAAATCTACTTAACAACAAATACGACGTGCAAAAATGTAACGGTGCCTTAATACCATTGTTTTTACAACAACTTGGTTATGACTACGAAAAAGAAATTGGATACCAACAGTCTCGTATTTTAGTACGTGATGCTGTACAGATTAACAAAGAAAAAGGTAGTAGCCAAGGTTTGCGAGAGTACATTAAAGCTTTTTCAGGGTACCCTGTTACTAAGCCTGTAGGCACAGAGCCTAATCCTTCAGTTGATGGTTTAACTATGGTACATAATTTAATGCTTGATTACAACGACTCTTCCTTTGAAGAGGGAATTGGGCACTGGGGATCATTAAACGGAACAGCTTCTCTTTCTTCAATTAGAACACAGACTGTACGCCAAGCTAGCATTACATCTAATGTGGCTACAATTACTTTAGAAAAAACACATGGGTATCGTGTAGGAGACAAATTTACAACTTCTAACTTCCCACTAAACTTGTTTAATACCATCTCCAATCAATTTACTGTTACTGCGGTTGGTGCAAAAACTATATCTTTTAGCTTAACCGGAGCGGACGTTCCAACCACAGATGTTTACAATAAAGTATTTAAAGCTTACCCAACAATTAAACCTTATCCAGCACCTTGGATTGAGCCAACATCTTCAACTTTTACACCTAATAAACGTCAAGGGGTATTATCAGCAAAAAATGTATCTGGTTCCACAGCTACAATTAAATTTGAGTGCGGTTACGCTGGCGGGGATATAACAAAATTTAACCCTCTTACAAGAGGTATACCTGTAACAGCCGCTCTTTCTTATACTTTTAGCGGGTACACGGTCACTGGTGGTTCAGCTAGATCTGTAACTATGGGTATTAGTTGGTACAACAGATTTGGAACATTTATCTCTGAGTCTTCAGGGACAGCAAGCAACAACGCTACGGGTGAGCTGGTAAGCGGTAGCCGTAAATTTGTTACCGATACAGCTCCCGCTGGTTCATACTATGCGGTACCTAATATTCAAGTAGCTTCAGCTGCTGGCGGAGAGTTTCATTACTTTGATGCTTTGCAATTTGAACAAGATTCAAACCCAACAACATTTGATGAGGCTCGACAAATACATTTAACTATTAAAGCAACAAGAATTAATGAGTTAAAGAATCCTAACTTTGCAAGCCCTATTGCCCCTTGGACAGCTAGCAACTCTACAAACACGATTGATGCTACTAGCCAACAGCCGGGTGTATCAGTATTTAATATTGCTAGAGCGGCATCGCTTAACAGCGTTGTGACTTTAACTCTTACAGTAAGCCATGATTTTAAAGTTAACGACGTTATATCTATTACAGGATCTACCTGGGTAGGTGGGGATTTAAACGGGACTTACACGGTAACAGCCGGTAGTGGTGGAAAAATTGTTACCTTTGCAAAGTCAATTGCTAATCAAGCAGAGGCTGATTGCTCGGGTTCAATATTTTTTGCAGGCAACGCTCTTAAACTTACAGCCACAGGCTCTTCAGTGGTGCTTAAGTCTTGGGACGGAACTACTAACAATCAATTAATGCCAATTCATTATCCAAATACTCAATACACATTCAGCTTATACGCACAGGGTTTAAACACAGCTGACACGCTTACCCCATCTATCAAATGGTACAACTCTTCCCACACTCAAATTGGGTCAGCTGTATCGGGCAGAGTAGCAAGGCTAACAGCCAGCATTACTGACGTTTCTGGACGTAACGGACTTGTTACTTATCAAGCTCAAAACACTTTTACAGTTGGTCAAGTAGTAACGATTAGCGGAATTACTATGATTAGCGGAACTAGTTATAACTTATCTAACGTGACAATTATTAGTGCTACAGAAGATCAATTTATTGTTAGATCTGGCGCTAATGGTCTTTATAACACCGGTGGTACAGCAACTCCAACAGTTACCGACAAAGACTGGATAAGACCATACGTAACTGCAACAGCGCCGGCCACAGCCGCCTATGCCGCAGTAGAGGTGGCTTGGGCAACAGCAAACGCACGTACCATTAAATTCGATTCTGCTTTGTTTGAGAACTCAGCTGGACTTTTAGATTACTTTGATGGAAGCAATGGACCATGCTCCCCGGCAGATTTATACTGGGAGGGCAATAGCGCCAACTCCGCTAGAAGCCACCTATACAAAAATAGGTTTGCTGTAATAAGTCGACTTATCGGCTCAAAACTTTCAGAAAACGTTGTTACTGGCACCCCAGTTTCGGTCTACTTGGCGCAACCTCAAACATAGGCTAGTCTGTGCCTCCCCTACCAAGGAGGTCCTATGGACAAATATTATGTGCTCGTCGCCGGCAATGGATCAACCACCCGCGCAAATCTAGAAGCTTTAATGGAAGATTATTATTATGCTCAAAGTTCCAATGGAGCTAACGGCACTTTAGTTCTAGCCTATAGTGATAGACCGAGCCAAGGACAAACGTTTGCTACTCAGTTAGCAAAGGACAAAGGTAAAGATCTTTTAGTCTTTACAACAGAGTCTGGAAAGTTTGATGGGATACCGCCAGCTAGTGTCAGCATCTCTGACAACCCAATTAAAAACGCAGTAGATCACCTTAAAGGTTTAAGGGCCTCAACGTTTCTTCTATGGGCTGATGAGGACAAGGATTGTCAAAACACCTTAGCGGCCTGCAAAGACGCGGAAATCCCATGCTTTGATTTAACGGAGGGATTGATTCCCTTGAACGCGGCTCAAAATATAAAAGCTACAGTCGAGCCAACAATTCCAGCAAAAGAGAAAATTACAGCGCCCGAGGAGGACGAAGATGCCGAGGAAGAGGATGACGAAGAAGATAGCGAAGAAGAGGAAGAAAGTCTCGAAGAAGAAGACATGGACAATCTCTACTTTGGAATCCAAGCCATCGCCAAAATCTTCGCGGAAGCCATCGTCGAAGAAATGAAAAAAAGCAAGGAAGACGATTAGAGGTGCTTTCAGCCCGATCCACAGGTATCTACCTGTATCTACTCACTGTAAGGCCCCAGATAACCGCTGAAGGCTTGGCAGAGGCATTTTCCGAAGGGCGAGTGGCTATAGCCGCATCCCTTCGAGAGCTCAGGGAACTGGGTTTGATTGAGACAAAAAAAGTTTACATAAATGGCAGGATTATGACTATCAGTAATGTTGTGGAAGCAGAATACTGGACGCCAGAAACCTGCGTTCTATTACAGCACACACCGTTATATAGCTTATTAAGTACTAATAGCTTATATAGCAAGAAGCAAGAAAGAGTAGCGGATGAAATCCGCGAAGAGTACATTCAAGTCGATTTACAGGCAGGAGGCCAAATGCACTTCCCGGAATACGACGACTCACCAATGCCCTTTGACCCAGAGGATAAAAAAGAGGCCGTATACAAAGCCCGAGAGCGTAGGCAGAAAGCTTACGACGCTTTTAAGGCTGAGGAGTTTGACAATAAAATCAAAGATAAAGCCGACACCCCGCCTCAACATTGGAGTCCAGATCAATCTGCCGCAGAGTTTGTAAAGCGTTGCAATGACCTTTGGCACGTCAAGCCTTGGGTAATGGATAGATCTCGTTTTAAAATAGCCTTGGCTAAATCTCGTAAAGTCCACGGGACAACCGGCGACATTGAACTAAAGATGATGGATTTATATTTTTCTCAAATACGTGACCGCACTGAGATTAACGATCCAGAGCATATATGGAAAAGATATATTAAACAGTTTATTAACCTACAGACTGAAGCCCGTCGACTTATGATTACTCCGGATGATATGGTTACGGAAAAGATTAAAGCCGAGAAATCTTTAGATTGGTTGAACAATGTTTAAACTTGATGAGCTTAAGATTAGACGCAGGAGTTGGGTCAAGATGGCTGGTATACCTACAGCTAGACTTGGTTGGACTTTAAAAGATTGTTCTGAAGCTGATCAAAAAGATATAGCCATTGTTAGCAAATGGCTCAAGGCCGTAAAGGATAAGCACGTAATCCGTTCTGCTGGTCAGCCATACTGTGGAAAAGGTTTAATGTTGTTTGGTACCCCAGGTCAAGGCAAAACTACAATTGCTTTGTCTACAATTCAAGAGATCATGACAACTATGTCTTTAGACTCATTAGATGTAAAAGAGGGCGGAACCCTTATTCGCCCCTGTTACTTTATTACATATCATGGTTTACTGGAGTTAAAGGGCACCCAAATGGGTGGCTCTATCACAGACGATCAAGAGGTGATATTAGAAGGCATATTGGGCAACTGCCCAAATGATGCTTATAACATCAGAGTTCTGGTTTTAGACGACGTGGGTAAAGAGCACGCCACAGACAGCGAGTGGCAGCGGAACACCCTGCACCACGTTCTTAGGACTAGATTTAACAACGGCTTACCCACCATAATTACTACTAATATACGTCGTGAGGACTGGGCAGGTCTTTACGGGGATTCAACAGCAAGCTTTGTCCATGAAATATTCGGCTACTTACCAGTAGAATCATCACGAGGGGATTTACGAAAATGAAAGAGAACAAAGTGCGGAATGACTTAAAGTTAGTGCAAGTGTTCCTCCCTAATACAACAACGTCTGGTCCAGGCATATACGAAGTATCTGTTGGTAATCCAAACGAGTTTTACTGCACTTGTCCCGGATTTGCCGGTCGACTAAAATGCAAACACATAAATTTTGTAAAGGCTAGAATTGAAAGCAATAACGGAAACTACCCATTAGAAATTTCAAGCCGCGCTACTCCAGATGATGCTGAAAGAGCTAGAGAGTCAAATCAAGAGTTTCGAGAATTTATTATAAAATTTGGCAAGGTTGAGGTTATATAACTAATGCGTAATGGGGATATCAGCAACGAGCTCCCCAAGAGAATATTAGTTACAGAAGATGTATTCTTAATTGTAGAGCTCACGCCTAAAAAAGTTTTAAAAATATTTACGTTATCTAAAGCTAATAAAAAAGTACGTAAAGACATTTTAAGTTACTTGTATTTGTATACGACAAAACAAGGTATTACTTTAGAGCTTGTTTCTTTTACCATGGACGAAGAAGAGTTGACCTTCTTTGTAGAGGAACTTGACAGGATGGGCACTAATCCGTTTAGATACTTTAGTTCTTATAAGTCATTAAAAGATATTGTTACAGAATTACCATATAGACCAGAAGTGATTGGTGTGATAGACATACCCACTCGAACAGCACAATACGGCCACTGGGGATTGGATTTTAATCAGTTATGAATCACGAGACTCAACTCCTTAGCAAGGTCGTACAAACACGCGATCTAACTCCATTATTAGAAAACAATATTACAGATGGTTGGTTTTCTGATTCTGAAGATCGAAAGGTAGTTAGTTTTTTACTTTCTCATAATGCAAAATACAGAGAGTGTCCAAGTCTTGAAGTAATTAATAAAAACTTTCCTACGTATGTACCAATGCCGGTAGCTGACTCTACTGATTATTTAATTGATTGTTTAGTTAACATAAGACGCAAACAAAGAATTATTGCAACTTTAGGATCCGCACTTGAGGTTATAGAAAAAAGCCAAGACCATGAGGGTGCGCTTCAAGCTATGGAGCGCGGCATTATTAAACTTGAGGAAGACGGATTAACTAGGTCTAATGACCTTGAAGTTACTCAGGCCGCTAAATTTGCAAAAGAAGAGTACGAGAACCGTAAGAATAATCCTGGGTTGTTAGGTTTGCCTACAGGTTTTCCTACAATGGATGAGGCAACATCTGGATTACAACCAGGTCAATTAATTGTAATTATTGCTCCACCTAAAACAGGTAAGTCAACACTTGCTTTGCAGATTGCACAGAACTGTCACTTAGCTGGCAAAGTCCCTATGTTTTATTCTTTTGAGATGAGCAATGAGGAGCAGAAGAGCCGTTACTACGCTATGAAAGCCAAGGTATCGCATAGGCGTTTGATGACCGGCTCTTTAACTGACGAAGAGCAAGCTAGATATTTTAAAATTATTGAGGGTATTGAAAACATGAGAGACAAGTTTTGGTTTATTGATTCTTCGGGCGGTCAGACTGTTAGCGGCGTGGCCAGCAAGATTCAAAACAAGAACCCAGATATTGTATTTATTGACGGTACTTATTTGATGATTGATGAGCAGACTGGTGAGTCTAATACCCCACAAGCTTTGACTAATATAACTCGATCTCTTAAACGGTTGGCTCAAAAGATTAACAAGCCTATTGTAATCTCAACCCAGGTTTTAGCTTGGAAGATGAAAAAGGGCCAAGTATCAGCTGATGCAATTGGGTACTCATCATCATTTCATCAGGATGCTGACGTAATCTTTGGTTTACAAAGAGAAGATGAACTTGTAGACGACACACGTTTACTTCGTGTGGTTGCAGCTCGTAACGCCGGGTTATCTGAGGTCTCACTTGTGTGGGATTGGAATAATGGTTTATTTAGAGAGTTGGGTGTTGAGGACCTA